CGGTATTTTGGCTGGGATCAGATCCATACTGAGGAGAATTACTCTTGAACGCTCCAGCTCCCAAAAATTCTTTTCAGTACATTCCTGATGGCAAAGTGATTACCAAATTCTTTTGGGACCGCGCGCCGGTGTCCGTCATCCAGGGTCCGGTGGGATCGGGAACGTCGACGGCTTGCTGTCACAAAATGTGGAAAATCTCGCTTGAGCAAAAGCCTGATGACGCGGGTATTCGCCGGTCACGTTGGTTGGTTGTGCGAAACACATATGGGGAATTGAAGGGAACGACGCTCAAGACTTGGAAGTATTGGTTCGAGGAAAAGGCGCTGGGCGCTTTTGGTGAACTTCGAATGAGCAACCCGCCGAACCACCATATCAAGTGGGATAAGCCCGATGGCACGATTGTGGATGCAGAATTTATTTTTCTAGCGCTGGACCAAGACGATGACGTCCGGAAACTTCTGTCACTGGAATGTACGGGTGTTTGGTTCAACGAAGCCCAATTCACAGATAAGGCGATTTTCGATGCTGCTCATGGCCGCGCGATGCAGGGGCGATACCCTCCAAAGCTCGATGGTGGTCCGACCTGGAAAGGCGTGCTTTGCGATTTGAACGCGCCGCCTGAAGGTCATTGGATCCCATACTTCCGTGGTGATGTGCCGCTGCCAGAAGATTGGGATGATGATCAACGCAACGAGTTCAAGAAGCCGGACAACTGGAATTTCTACCTGCAACCGTCCGGACTGATCGAGATCGTCAAAGACAGAAAAGTTATTGGGTATGAGGAGAACACCCCTGAAAATCGGGTGGCGAATGGCTTGGATCCAACCGACGCGGCAGAAAACATGAAGTGGCTGACCGAAACCTACAGCGAACTGATTAAAGGCAAGGCTAAATCCTATGTTGATACATACGTTATGAACCGGATTGGGATGTATAAAGGTGGCAAACCTGTCTACGAGTCATTCCGGCCGGAAATCCATGTCGCCAAGCAAAAGATAGACGTCATCCCGCATCTGCCTTTGATCGTCGGAATTGATTTTGCCCGTAACCCGGCAATGGTAGTGCTTCAGGTCATTCGGGGCGCCGTGCAAATCCTGCATGAATATGGGGTCATCAACCAAGCGGCGACCTCATACGCTCCATTGTTTAAACAGCGGCTTATCAAGCACTTCCCCGGATTTATGACGAAAGACGGTCCCGGAATTCAGTATTGGGGCGATCCGTCAGGCGACAGCAAGGGACAAGGGACTGATCGCACGCCATTTCAAATCTTCAATTCGAACGGAATGAACGTGGTGGCAGCACCCGGCAATAACTCCATTTCTCTTCGATTGAATGCGGTGCAGTCAGTTCTGGATAAGATGGTCGATGGCGGTCCTGCTCTTCTTGTCGACCCGTCCTGCATCACCATCAAGGCAGGTTTCATCGCCGGATACCACTACGCGAAAAAGAAGGGGACAAATTCCTATCACGACGAGCCCAATAAGCAGGTGACGTTCGCAGATTATCACGATGCCCTCCAATACGGTTGCCTCGGCGCTGGGCTCGGCATTGCAGCTCTTACTTTGGACGGAAACGTGCCCAAGCCTCAGAAGCGCGACAAAAAACCTTACTCGATGAAGAAAGGACGCCGCGGTGCTCGACGCTGATCCATTTGCCTACCATTTCGACCAAAGCCTGATCTGGCATGTAGTTTTTCACCCAGGAAAGACGCTTTGGTCCCGGCAATTCTCGCATGTTTCGTTGGCCGGCTACTCGAACGACACCTGGTTGCACCTCGATGTTCAGCGCGGCGGTGTAAATGTCGCCTCGATCTACCACCATGACGAAGTGCAGGATTATCTCACCTTCATTCTGGGCCATTACACTGTGTTGCGGTTTGGCCCTTCGCAGGAACGGCCAGCGCGCACATTTTTAGCCCCAATGACCTGTGTTTCCTTTGCAAAACACGTTCTTCGCTTCCGTTCCTGTGCATTGCGACCTGACCGCCTGTTTAGCGATCTTGTGCGAGTAGAAGGCACAGAGGTCTTAAATGAAAACCCCGAAAGTCGAAGAGTCACCGGAGCAGAAACAGCAGCGGGTTCGAGCTGAAAGCGATAATCTGAAATCGGTTCAGCAGGGTCTTGGTGATCGGACATCGATGTTCCGTCGCCTACATTCTCCACGCGTCTCTATCGCTACTGGCCGCCGATGAAAGATGAATTTGACATTCGTTTTGCGCAGGCCAAGGCGCACCGCCGGCAGTTCGTTGAAGAGGACGCCCGCGAGGTTTATAAATTCTGTTTCAACGGCCGGGAAGCTGAGTGGGATGGCAAGGCCAGCGCCGCCGATGATCCCGATGAAATCTTTGTAGAAGCACCTGGCACGGTTGCAGAGGAATTCTACGGCGATCTGTTTTCCACCATGACACCGGAAAATTCGCCTTGGGCCGCGTATGAGGCTGGAAATGCCGTCCACGAGGACAATGTTTCTGCCGCCAAAGAACAGCTCGAAAAACTCGAAGCCATTATTGCTAAGGCGTTGCGATCCTCCAACTATTACGACGAAGGGCCATCTGCGTTTCAGGATGCCGTGGTGGGCAACATCGCTATGTGGGTGGATCGGCCAACGTTGGGCGGCGGGATCAACTGCGAGGCGGTGCCAATTGCCCAGATTTACCTGACCCTTGGCCCGCGTGGGATCGAGGACCGGTTTCGCCAGCAGTTTTACCATTACCGAAACCTCAAGCCACTGTTTCCAGACGCGAAATTTCCGAAGGCGTTGCAAGACAAGATCGACAAGTCGAAAACTGGTCGGGCAAAAGTGGCCTGGGGATTTTGGCGGGACTATGATGATCCAGAGAACCCGAAATGGCTTCAAAAGATCCGTGTCGACGGCAAACCGATCGGTCTCGATGTAGAGATTGGAGAGGAGGGGGCTTGCCCGCTTCTGGTTGGTCGGTTCAATCCCTATCCGGGTTCTGCCTGGGGGAAGGGCCCCGGCCGACGCCTGCTGCCGATTTTCCGTCAGTACGACGAGCTGGTGCGGATGAACATGGAAGGCATGGATCGCGAGTTGGATCCTGCGTTCGTTTATCCGCATGACGGCATGCTTGATCTGTCTGACGGTATTGAACCTGGGATGGGTTATCCCTCAATGCCGGGAACGGCCGAGAACATTAAATCGTTGAATTTTGGAACCCTCGACTATGGGTTTTTCTCCGAAGAAAAGATGGAGCAGAAAATTCGGGATGGTTTCTACCGCGAGGTGGAGCAGAGGGGGAAAACGCCGCCATCGGCTTCGCAGTATGTTGGGCAAGAGAACAAGCAGGTTCGCCGGATGGCGCGGCCAGCCACCAAGACATGGCGTGAATTCGGTGTCGGCCTGCTGAAGCGGGTTGAATATCTCGAGCGCCAAGCTGGCGGAGCGCTGGAAGGCCTGGAACTTCCCCTTCTTGATGACCGGACAGTGATGGCCCGGCCTGTGTCGCCGTTGGAGCGCTCTCAAGCCCTGCAGGATGTAACCACGGCTGACAGCATTGTCGGCATGGTCCAGGAGCGCCTTGGCCCCGAACACGCCGCAATGCTGATCGACGGACCAAAGACTTACCGCCAGATCAAAGAGGTCCTGAAAGACAAGATCGTAGAGTTCCGCACCGAGGAACAGATCATAGGCCTCATGAAGCAAGCTCAAGAGGTGCAGAATGCGCAACCAGAAGAAGGTTAAGAGCCGATTTCTGCAGGACATGCAGGATAGCAGCCCGGTTCAATCGTACCTGACCCCGCATCTTGCGTGGATGCGGCAGGAGAATCCCGAGGGTGCGGAGAAGTTGACCGCTGATGTCATTGAGACTTTCACCACTCCGCAAGGGCTTAGGGTGCTGAAATTGATGGAGAAATCCGTCCTATTTGCGGGCGTTTCAAACGGCGCCCCAGACAGTGCATTGCGTGAGATCAACGCAGTGCGGAATTTTGTCCTCGAAATCCGGAGAATTGTGTCCAATGGATAACCGCCTCAAGAAGCCTACCAACCCCTATGATCCTGCCTGGGTCGCCTATGCGCAGCAGAACCCTGGTCTGCGCCGCTCACTGTCAGCCGCTGATTCCGATGACGGTGGCGATACCTTGGACCTTTCCACATTCGTGCCTGAGAGTTTCAAGGGCGAGGATGACAAATGGGATACAGCAGGTTTTCGCGCTTCCTTTGATGATCTGACGTCTTTCAAAGCCCAGGCGGATGAGCGCACAGCGGCCCTCCCGAAAGAGGCCGACGGATACGCCTTTGAGATCCCCGAGGGCCATGCGTTCCCTGAAGGTTTCGATCCTGAGACCATGAAAACCAAGGACGCTGACGGTAATGACGTGGAATTCGACGTTAAATCGATGATCCAAGCCGACGATCCCGATCTTCCTCTGTTGCAGGCAGCCATGCTGAAACATGGGGCTGATCCAACCTTGATGGGCGACGTTGCCTCGATCCTGGCCAACCGTGAGCTGCGCGGCGTCATGGACGGCATGAAAGAGGCGGAAGCTGAAACCCAAAAGTTGGGGCCCGAGGCCAAGGCACGGTTCTCAACCGTCGAACGGTCTTTGAATTCCCGTATGCCGGCCGGTCACGTCAAGGCGCTCATGGACGGTGTGATTTCTGCCGATGGCCTGCGGGGGTTGGAAACGCTTCTGAAGAAAGCGGGCCCAGCGGTGCCATCGGCTGGGGACAAACAGGATTTCTCCGAGATGAAGCCCGTTGATCGGGTCATGGCGGGGATCAAACAGCGCAGCAGCGCATAACTTAGGAGGGCCTTATGGCTGACGAACTTATCAATTTGGTCGAATTCGCCAAAGGCATGGGGGATCCCGTTGCATCGGGCATGATCCAACAGTTTGCTGAATCGTCCGATGTGCTTCAGACGATTTCGTTTAAGGCGGCCGAGAAGGGCCTGAACGTTTTTGACCGTGAAACTTCTGAACCTGTAGTTGGGTTCCGTGCGCTGAACGACGAGCCGGATATCTCGCACGGCAGCCAGGAAGAATTTCAGGATTCCTGTTTTCCAATCTCGGGCCTGATTGAATTCGACCGTATCAAGCTGAAACGCTACGGCGAACGCAAGCGCGTCTTGTATATGATGGGCCAGATGAAGAACGGTGCGCGTGCCTGGACGGATACCTTCATCAATGGTCACAATGGCACAGACCCCAAGGAATTTTCGGGTCTGAAAGCCCGCCTGAAAGCTGATGACGATGGCAATGTCGACGGTTCCACTGACGACTCGCGCCTGCTGGTCAACTCGACCTCATCAGGTGGTGCGCCACTGTCGTTGTCCAAGTTGGATCTGGCCGTAGATCTCGTATCAGGGGCCACTCACCTTTTGTGCTCTCGTCGGATGCGTACCAGGTTCAAGGCCGCTGCCCGTGACCCGAACCTGACGAATAACCGCGTCACAGACGACCATGACAGTCAGCTTGGCCGCCGAGTTCTTCGGTTTGGTGATTTGCCGTTTCTGACCGGCTACGAGGTCTCCAAGGGATCACAATTCCTGCCGTACAACGAAGTTGCACATGGCGGCGGCGCTGCAGCGACCACCTCGATCTATCCGGTTTCATTCCGTGAAGATGGGGTGTGCGGTATCCAGACCTCGGAACCCGAATTCTTACCCGTTGAGACAGACCGCGGCATCTTTAAACGCGATCTGTTCGAATGGGACACCGGTATCACCATCGAAGATTTCTACGCGGCTCTGCGCCTGTCTTCGATCGCTGACGCCGCCATCGTTGCGTAAGGAGCGCTGAATATGCCGAATAAGTATTATCCCTTTGATAAGCGCCTGGAACACCGGGCGCTGGGGTCCGCTCCGCTCACGTCCACAACCGTACTGGGTGCTGTCACCGAGCGTGCCCCTCAGCGCACCATGTACCTGACCAAAGTTCTGTTGGAAGCAATCGACATTGCGTCCAGCAACGAGAGCTATCAGGTCGTTGTGGAATGCTCCAACGATGGTTTCACCACCGTTGAGGTGGCAGCGATCCTGGACCTGGGCGATACCGCCGTTCGTCAGTCCGGAGCGCCCGACAACGCTGCTGGTGATGAATATGAGCTGTACTGGTGTACTGAAATCAACGGTCGCAAGTACACGCAATCCCGCATCAAGTTATTTGCGGCGGGCACCAGCCCGTCCATCCAACTTGCGTGCTGGTCAACGATCAATACGGGGTAACGATATGAAACTGTTGAAAATCGTACCCGTCGAAAAACCCAAGTCTTTTGTCGATGCAAAGTTTTCCCAAAGGGACTGGGAGGCCGCCAATAAGCTTGGTGCGCAAACCGTTCCTGCTGTGACTGCGGTGGAAGCTATCCGCAACAGCAAGGGCCTGTATGTGATCAAGAATGAGGAACAGGAAACGGTCAAAGTCGAATTTAAGGGGATCAAAGACCCTGGCGACATGGATGCTTCTGAACTGGTCGCTGAAATGACCGCTCACGGAAAACCACCCAAGAAAAACATGAAGCGTCAGACCGCGGTAGAATTCGTAAAGGTCCTGCGCGAGAAGGCCGCAGCTTTCATCATCGACGAATAACCTGTCCCCGGGTTGAGGCATGATCCTGTTGCCGGATTGAAAGGGCCCTTCTGGGCCCTTTATCTGTGCATTGCGGGAAAAGACCGCCAACAGCGACTGTCCAAGCATGGCAGTCAGATCAAAAAACACCATTTTCAATGCGGTTTTGTTGCGCGTCGGGTTTTCCGAAGCCAGCGAGGGCAGCGGTCTTTGGCAAGCTTTAGAGGCGAACTATGATGATATCGTGCGCGCGGCTTTCGAAATCGGTGATGGTGTTTTTCCATTTGGCCGCAAGCACATTACCCTGGTCAGCCGCGCAGACGGAAACTTTGGCTTTGATGACAGCTTCTTGCTTCTCAACTCAGTAATTCACGTGATCGAAGTGCATCTCGACCGCGTGTCATGTTCTGACCTTCAAGAGCCATGGGAAATCGACGGGGAAGCCGGGGCACTTTTGGTGAATGCCGGCACCCGTAAAGTGCAGATAGACGCTGTAATAGAAGGGCTGGAGCATACTTGGAGCAGTGCCTTCACATCCGTGATCAAGAAGCGACTTGAGGCCGTGATTAAAGATGTCCTGGAAGAGAGCGAGGAATCTGCTGCCAAAGATCAGGACGCAGATTTTCTGATGCTGCAAGCCAGTGTGAAGAGCGCAAAAAATCGATCCCATCGCCGTTTTTGGAAGAAGGGTCGCGGGCGGCTGTTGATGGCCCGGGGCACTCGCTCCAACAGGAGGCGGTCCTGATGGCACGCCGCAAGGAAACGATCTGGCAGAATGATTTCAGCCTGGGCGCAGTGCGTCCTGAAGCTGAAGAGCGGGATGATACGCCTTTGGTGACTCAGTCCTGCCGTGAAATGCTGAATACCAGAACCTTGACCACTGGCCAGATAGAAGGTCGACCCGGAACACTCTATCTCAACTCAACCGATGCTCAAGGTGGGGTGGAAGTGGATCTAGGACAGGAACGTGTGTTTGATCTGCACATCGTTCCCAGCGGCATAGTCCTGCGTGATGAGGCCAACACAATCGAATATACAGGCAATCTGACCTGGACTGCTGCACCAGCCAAATTCGGAACCTTTGCATTCGACGACATCAGCTTTTGGGTTCTGGCTGATCCCGATGCCTCATCGATCCTCATTGGGTCACAGTTTTTTCCTATCCAAGCGTTGATCCTAGGCACGGATGGCAGCTGGGGTTTCGGACAGATGGATTTTTCGCTGGGGCTTTCGGGTGCCATTCAACAGCCTTACTGGCGCTACAATGAAGATGTGACGATTGCTCCCAGTGCGCGGACCGGCTCCATTACTGTCACAGCATCGTCAAATCTTTGGACCGCCGCTCACGATGGGGTGGCAGTCCGGTATTTGGACCGTGAAATCATCCTGGGTACTTTGATAAGCCCGACCGTCATTAATGCGATGGTCACTGAGGAGCTACCGCCAACCTATGCCATTGGTGTGGCCTCGAGCAGTAATTACCAAGTCGGTGATGCCGTTGAGCAATCAATCTTGGGTGGGCAGGGCATCATTACCGAGATCAGCGGCACCACTATCACAGTTCTTGCAACTTCCAGTTACGATGGCTTTGACACGGTTGCGTCGCCTAAGCTGGTGGCTCCAAATGCCGCTCAGGGTATAACTTCGGTTGTTCCCGCGTCATCACCTGCGGCCACGTACCTTTGGGATATTCAAATGCAATCCCCGGTGCATGGCTATGCCGGGTATGCTGCACGCCACACTGCCCGTCTTATCCTGTGCGACTATCCGGGCGCCCCCCAGGGCTTCGCTGTCTCGGTTCCAAATGCGATCAACGATTTCAAGATGGGCCCCAATGATGCCGATGGCTTTGTCGAGGCCGTTGGTGCTGACAGTGGCGGCGCTCTCAAATTCATAGTCTCTGTGGAAGATCTCATTTTCATGACAACAAAGGGTCTGTATTTCCAGCAAACCCGCGACGGAACTGCGCTCACTCCAAAAACAATCCGCCCAGTGCGGTTTAGCCGGATTGGCTGCGCTGACGTGGAACCGGTTGCCGTCGATGATGGGTGCGTCTTCGTCAATTCCGTTGGTCAGCAGGTCTACACCGCGACCCTGGCGGGCGACGTTTATAAGAAATGGAAAGCCGAAACTCTGACGAAGTACCACCCGCACTTGGTCAAAAATCCCGTTCAGTTGGGCGCGACCTCTTCGGGATCCGAGGATGCAGAAAACTATGTCTATGTGGTGAATGGTGATGGCAGCGCTGCAGTCTGCCAATGGGATCGAGAAAATCAGAGCGTCTCTTGGCGCCCTTGGCAGACTGATGGGAACTTTCGGTCAATATATCAGTGTTTTGGGAAGATCCACGCCATCGTTGATCGGCAAATTGCAGATAAACCTGTACGTTTTCGCGAACGTTTCGAGCGCGGGTTGGTCATGGACTGTGTTGCGGCTTTGAAGTTGTCACCTGAGTTTTCTGAAGGGGAGGTTGGAGTAGAAATTGATCAAGGTAAGACGGGATTGGCCACCCATCTGACAGGGCATTTAGCCACAGTCTTCTTAGAAGGCTGGGATATGGGTGATAATTTGGTCAATGCTTTTGGCAGGCCAGAAGTTTCGCCAGGGCAAGAGATCAGTTACCCAGCAATTTTTGGCATTGTTCAAGTCGGGCTGATTTTCAAAAAAAGGATCACGCCGTGGGCCCGAAAATCAATTCATACTCAACGTGGGGTGAAATCTGTTAAGAGGCTGATCTGCATGTTTATTTCTGTGCAGGAGACCACAGCATTTGAGATCGGCGGTGAAGCTCATGGAGCTTATCGCGCTGGTGAAGATTTGACCGCTCCGCCACCACGCAGAAACGAACAGTTCAAATCTGTGCCCGTTGGAAAAACGGGAGCCGAAACCCTGGATATCACTCAAGACCGGCCTGGGTTCCTGCGGATCACGAAACTTGGATACAGGGTGGTTATCTGATGCAGGCAATGATGGCTTTCCAAGTTGTGGCGGCAGTGGGTAAAGGCCTGGCCGCTCGATCTGAAGCAATGTCAGAATCCGCACGCGCAGAGAGTGAGGCGCGCTTGGCAGATACCCAAGCATTGCAGCGGGACACTTTGGCGCGTGATGACCTCAATCGTTTCCTTTCCAGTGTCCGGGCGTCTCGCGCCGCCAATGGCCTTAGCAGCCAGTCACCGAATGCAATGGTGTTGGAAAAAGAGGGCAGGGAATCGTCAGATCACAACCGCCTAGTTCAACGGGCAGATGATCGTCAGCGCGCGGCCAATTTTCGAACTGCAGCCAAAAGCTACCGCCGCAAGGGTAACTTCTCCCTACTTACTGGCGTGGCGAGTGCCGGCGTTCCGCTGGCTAAATACGGCGCATACAAAGGGTGGGGCAGCTAATGGCACGTATTCCCGACGTAATCCGCAAACAGGCGATTTCACATGTGGCGCCAGATGCCCCGCGGGCAGGGTTTGGTTTTGCAGCATTGGCCGAGCTTGCCCAAGTTGGTGCCGATTTTGTGAAGCCAGCCGCTGAGGAGCAAGCAAAGAACGAGGGTTTTGAATCCGTTTACCGGGATGACAACGGAAAGTTGCAGGTGGGTGAGAAGTCCGCCCTTGGTGGTGAAATGGCGGATATTCATGACGCTGCAGCTTTCTCGAAATACCTGTCTCAGCGCAGCATCGACATGTCTGAGACTTTTACTGAGCTGGCGCGCAACAACGAGTTTGATCCTGACGGGTTTAGGCAGTCTGCGGATGCGTACATTCGCCTGCTTGAAGAAGACGAGAAGCTGCCCGGTGCTTTGAAAGAGGATCTTCTTGCAAATGCACAGACCGAGTCAAATCGGCGTTTCAACGGTCTGTTCAACAATGCAACCCAACGGACCTACCGCGAGAGTGATCGCAACACGGCAACGCACCGCGACATGCTGGTAGATGATTATGTGAACCTTTATGCCGGCGGGGATGCAGAGGCCGCTGAAGCAAAATTATCTGAGATCGAAAGCCTTTCGGCGTTTCGCACAAACGCGCCCTATATCTCTGAAACTGAAGCGGAAACTCAGGCATACCTGCGCGGTGCCAGAGGGGCAGCGCAAGCGGCGCGGCTGACACGCATTCTTGGTGATACCAGGGGTGCAACAGAGCTCAGTGACGAAACGCGTGCTGAAATCGACACTGCACTGAAAGATCCGGATCTATCTCCCAAGGCTCGGCAGTCCCTCTATCTCGCCGTTCAAGGCCGCCTGAAGGGCGTCGATGCTGCGGCCTTTGTTGATACCGCTGCGGCGGATGATTATGGTTCCAAAGTTGTCCGGGTCGAAAGCGGCGGTGTGTCCACTGCTGCCAACCCGAATTCTTCCGCGCTCGGAGGTCATCAGTTTACCAAGGGGACCTGGCTCAACGTTGTGAAAGACCTGCGCGCTCAGGGTGGTGCTGTATGGGCCACGGGTCTGCAAAAGGACCAAATACTGGAAATGCGTAAGGATCCTGAGGCTTCAGCGGAAGCGTTTGAATTGTTCCGTGCCCAGAACGCAGCCGTTCTGCAGAATTCAGGCTTTCCGGTGAACGACACCACTGAATATATGGCCCATTTTTTTGGGGCAGGCGGTGCAGTCTCTGTTCTCAGCGCCGACCCTGCTGCAATTCTATCGGATTTTCTGCCCGCCAAAGTGATCGAGGCGAACCCGTTCCTTGCCAATATGACAGCCACAGACGCGCGCAACTGGGCGGCCCGCAAGATGACTATGAAGGGGAGCGATATCGCACGCCAACAGGTCGCCGTGGATGGGATAGAAGACACTGAAGTCCGGGCGATGGCATCAAACCTGCTAAATGACCGTTACAATGTTCGCAGGCGCTTGGAAGATGCAGCAGCAGTTGAATATGAAGAACGGCTAACTGCCAAAGATGACACGCTGACTGCATTGGAGATCGGGCAGGATCATGAACTGTCCGACAGTAAACAGGCATCCTTGATGCAGAGGCTTCGCAAACAGCGGAAAGATCAAATCGAGGTGCAACAAACGGTGGCAGCTCTGGCCACTGAGGGTACGATCTGGAACCCTTACGATAGCAAGCAGCGGAATCGGGTCGATGATGCCTATAACGCTATTCTCTCTGGTGAGCATCCCTCGTCACCAGCGGGGCAGGTCGCGGCAGGAGAAATTGCCTTACGGTCTGGTTTCCTGCCAAAAACCAGTTTTCAAGCAGTTCGTGGGGCAGTGGCAGGGAATGATCCAGTTGCACTAGCCTCCAACTTGGAGTTCTTCGATCAAGTCACTCAACGCCAACCCGGTGCCGCCGACATGTACGACGGCAAAGGAGGTGTGAATGCTGCCCTGTCTGATTACCAGTTTTATTCACAGTTCATGGGGGCCGAAGAGGCTGCAGCTCAGATCATTGAAAACAACAGCCCCGAAGCAACGGCTCGACGTAAGAACCTTACTGACGCGGCAAAGGAGGCTGTCAAAGGTCTGAAAACGGCAGATTTGATTGAGCACCTTTCAGCCAAAGGCGTGAGCGCGCGCCTTGGAAACGAGGCTCAGCAGGCGGAAATGATGAGCGAATATGAAACTCTATTCCGTGATGCTTATGTTGCGACGGGTAACAGTGATCTGGCTGAGAACCGGGCGTTGGGGCAGATGTCGCGTATCTATGGGCCAAACGGCGTCACTGGCCATGATCGGCTGATGAAGTATCCTCCGCAGAATTTCTATCCAACTTCTGAAACAGATCCCGATTGGATGCAGAACCAAGTTGAACAGGCTGTTTCGCAGCATGTTTTCGGTGATGAGGCCAATTCAGGATGGGGTTGGGGGGCACGAAATATCCGTGCGAAAAACATCATCCTATTATCTGATGAAACAACACGGCGAGAAGTCTCCGCTCATACAGCGCCATCATACACGGTCCTTTACAACCATGATGGTGAACTGACCCCAGTTCCTGGCCGTTTCTTTTTTGATCCGACGGATGTTCAGTCCGCAAATCAAGATCTATCGCAACAACGCCAACAAGATGGCGACACTCAGCGCAGCAAAGAAACTGAAGTAGTCAATTTGCGCCTTTGGCGTGAACATCTTCGCGAGCAAGGAATGACCGCTGGTCAGGCTTTGGATGAAGTGACGCAGAACAAAGCAAAATATCAAAATGCTCCGCCGGAGACAGAATAATGCCGTTCAAAGATACTGAGAAGTTCTTTGGCCCACTTGCACTTCCAGATCAGGTGAGCCTCACTCCGGACCAAAAAGGCGGTTCGGGTTTATGGGACATTACCGGAGCAGCGTTTCGGCTCGAAAACCCGATTATTTCTCTAGCCACCTCGACCAGTTATGACCCCCTAAAGCCATTCGATCCGGACTATCGACCGTGGGACGATATCCAAAGCACGCCATACGAAGCTTATTCCGGTCGCTTCGCAGGCGCGCGCGATTTCGAAGATGTGACTGCAATGAAGGCTCAGATTGATCAAGAGCGTGAAGATCGTGCAACTCTCGATGCTGGTGGTGCAACAGGCTTCGCAATGCAGTTCGGTGCTGCGCTCTTATCGCCTACGACGCTTCTCCCTGGTGGTGCCATCGTTAAGGGTGTCAAAGGGGTTTCTATCGCACGTACTGGGCTTGCTGTCGCGGGTTCGGCCGCCCTAGCCGCTGGTTTGGATGAAGTAGTACTTCAAGGCAGCCAGGAAACACGTACAGCGACAGAAAGCGCATTTGCTATAGGCGGGGCCTTCATCCTTGGAGGTGTTCTGGGCGCTGCGGTTGGAAAACTCACCAGTGCTCAATTTAAGGCCGCGTCTGCTCAGGTCGAACAAGCGCTTAAAATGACCCATGAATACGACGCCACTCTTCGATCTATGGGCGCCCAGGAGAACCGGGCAGACCTGACACTGAGACGTGAACATATTTTTCAAGCCGTTAATGCCATCCCCCTTTTGCGGGGCCTTGTTCGCAGTGATCCTATCCTTCGTGCTCAGTTATCGCCTCTTCATGAAGTGCGTTCTGCGTTGGTCGAACTTGTCGAAACACCATTGCAGTACGCGGTTAACGACAAAGGCCAGAGTGTTCGCCGTGGTGGATCTTCGGTTGAAGCACGGATTCGATCACGGGAACGAAATGAGTTGGCGAGCAGTCTTTCATTTTTAAGCCGCTCATTCTCTGAATACGCGAAAGATGGCCCGGTGGGCACATTGGGAACTCTTACCGCGCCGATTACGATCCGGTTCCGTAACTTGTTGAACAAAGACCGAAAATTGACTGCTCCGGAGTTCATGGAAGAAGTCGGCAAGGCAATGCGCAGGGGCGACAAACACCCAATCCCGCAAGTTCAAAGTGCTGCAGACGCCCTGCGCCGAGACATATTCGACAAAATTAAAGACGAGGCTATTGAGGTTGGGATTTTCGATCCAGACCTACAGCTGAAGCACGCAGACTCCTACTTCACCAGAAACTACAATTTGGAACGTATCCGCCGACACTTTGGTGACGGTACTTCAGACGATATTGCGGCGGTTTTGCGTGAGGAGTTCATCCGTCGCAGGGCAGCAGCTCAGGAGCGTCTTGCATTCGATCGATCGGTTGATGACTTGGAGGCCCAGAAGTTTTCAGCCAAAGAAACCGCACGAACTGCACAAACAGCTTTGAACAAGGCAGTAAAGAAGGCTCAGTCCAAACGAGACCGCGCGATAGGCGCAGTGACCCGCGAGGAAGCCATTGGCCGGGTCACAGGCAAACTCAGTGAAGCGTTCAAACGCCGGTCAGATGATCTCCGCAGTGGTGTCTTGGAAGGTGAGGAACTGGATACTTTCAAGGAAATGCTGCGGGATGCCCGCGGCAAGTCGCGACTAGAACCGCCAGACATCTTGCAAACCATCCGAGATATGGGTGGGATCAAGGATGATGGGTCCGGCGAATTACAAGCGGCCCTAGATACCAAGACGATCACAATCAAACGCAACACAGGCATGGAACCTGACTATATGCGTGGTGCGTTGGAAGAACTTGGGTTCTTGCCATCCGGTTCAACCATGAACGAATTATATGACGTTTTGCACCGCGCTGCTAATGGCGAAAAAATGTACTCCCTTGAAGGGAACGGCGTCGATTTAGCCCGCTTTGAAGCGGCGACAGAGTTTGCAGATAGCCTGGAAGAGCTGGGGATAGATCTCAGCCAGCCGCTCGACCGGATCATTCGACAACTCCCTGAAAAAGCCCGCAATCAAGCCGCGCAAAAGGCAAAATCCAACGAGGCCGGCCGCGCCGGTAAAAAGGCCGGATCCAAGCAGGAAGGTGCTGAGACACGTATCTTGAGTGCTGTCGACCGTTTGGAACGTGCCAAAGCGCGGCTTGCCGATCTTAAAGACGAAATCGGACCAAAGGTCAGGGATGAAATCAAGGCAGCACAAGACGAGCTGAAACGGATTATTCCAGAATTACGAAAAGCAAAGAAGGCAAAGGATGCCGAGGAGTTCTTTGCTGCGGCTGATGATGCTGAAATCGATCAATCTGTAAACGATACAGTGAGGTCTCTCCTTGGCCTCAAGCCTGGTCAACATAGCTATGAGGCCGCGCTTTCCAGCCCGACCCGAGCACGGGTCCTGGATGTTGACGATTTGAAGTTGGAGCCATGGCTAGAATCTAATGCCGAGGCCATCATGTCGCAGTATTTCCGCCAGATGGTGCCGGATCTAGAACTTACTCGTCAGTTTGGTGATGTGAACATGACCACGGCCAGGACCCGGATTTCTGAGGAAACCGTTCAGCAGATGCGCAAGGTAAAAACGGCCAAACAAAGAGTTCGCATAGAGGAAGAAGGTCGTGAACGCCTGAGCGATATGGATGGAATGCGCGACCGGCTACGGAACCGGTACGGCGTGCCCCAGAACCCCAAGAGCGGATGGGTGCAGGGTGGGCGGGTCGCGCGCACAGTCTCCTACATGGGCTACCTTGGCGGAATGATGCTGTCGGCAATTCCAGATATCGCAGGCATTGTAGGACGTGGGGGCATTGAGGGAGCATTTGGGGCATCGGCCACGTTGTTGACGAACCCAAAACGTCTCGCCCTTGCCTCCAGGGATATGGCAGAGATCGGCGCTGCGTCTGAATGGTGGCTCAATTCACGCGCTATGAGCCTGTTCGAAATGTTTGATCCTTATGGGAATGGCTCAAAGATGGAACGGGTGCTGGGGCAGGGCGCCCGAAATTTCTCCATTGCCACAGGTATGATCCCCTGGAACGTTGGTTGGAAATCCGTCGGTGGGGCAGCTGTCGCATCCAAAATGTCCAAAGCGGCAGATGCAGTTAGAGCAGGTAAGGCAACGAAGAAACAACTGCGGACCTTGGCCGAAAACGGCATTGAGCCTCACATGGCCGCTCGGATCGCAGAGCAGCTGGACTTGCACGGCGACAAAAACGGAATGCTTTGGCTACCGCGCGGGCAGGATTGGACGGATGCGGATGCCTTCGGAGCCTTTGAACGTGCAATGAACCGAGAATTTGATCTGATGGTGATCACGCCCGGGCAGGATAAGCCGCTCAGCTTTTCGTCAGAAATGGGTAAGTTCTTTTTCCAGTTCAAAAGTTTCGGTGTTTCCGCACATCACCGCATATTGCTCTCAGGTATTCAAAGAGCAGATGCCGATGTGTTGGCGCAGGTCACCACGGCTATATTGCTTGGAGGTCTGACATCGAGCATCAAAGCGCAGTTGGGTGGTTACGAGCAGAAAGAGGGTGTGGCGCACTGGGAGGATGCCGTTGATCGTTCGGGATTGGCCGGCTGGTTGATGGAGCCTTATGGTTTTTTAGGCGCTCAGTTTGGACTTTCAATTTCAGGTGAGCCAACATCAAGGTTTAAAGCCCGGTCATTTGGGCAGGGTCTCTTGGGGCCTAGTGTTGACATGGGACTTGGTGCGATGGAGGCTGTATCGGCATACTCTACGGGCCAGGCTAACCACCGCGATGTGCGAAAGCTGATGCGACCTATTCCAGGCAACAACCTTTGGTACTTATTGCCTCTCTTCCAGAAAGTTGAAGACGGTTTTGCTGAGGCAACCGGTGTGGAGCCAAGAGAGCGGTAACCGCTGCCGGGTGTGCATTGCGGGAAGAGGGCCAGGATGAGGAATATTGCTCACAAAGAGCGGTAGAACCAAATGTCCTTAGCCCCATCCTTACGTTACACCCTGCATCAGCCTGTTGTTGTCACCTCCGACTTCTTGGTTAAATTCCCCCTTTTTTCGACCGATGATTTACAAGTCTATGTCGAAGGGGTGCAGATATCCCTGTTCACGGTGACTGCGACTTTTGTTGGCGGTCGTTCAACCGATGCGGAGATCAACCTGCTGACCGGGGTTTCTGGAATTGATGTTGAAATCTACGGGGCCCGATCCCCCCGGCGCGACAGTGACTATCTTGGCAACTCTCCCAAACTTGCGATCAACCTGCAAAACGATACGGATCAGCTCACTGCCGTTCAGCAAGAACAGGCACGGGATTTTGCCACGGCCTTCAAGGTTTCGCCGCAGTCGCCGCTTTTGTCCCCCATGAGCGGTGATGCTGCTAGCCGGTCCGGTCGTGTACCTGCGTTTAATAAAGATGGTACCGGTCTGGAGATCGGCCCAAACATCGATGAAATCTCCAATGCTCAAAGCTATGCGCAGTCCGCCTTGAAAGGTGCCTCTCGTGCGGAGGCTGCTGCTGACCGCGCCACAGAGAAGGACATTGCCAGCTACAATCTGCTGAGCGCCAATTCAGCGACTGTAAATGATGCTGCTCTCAGCGGACTGGTTGCGGCGCCGCTTGCCCCTTTTGATTTGAACGGGCTTGTTTACCGGGTGTCATCGGTGCCGACATCGCCGCGCTTTCAGAATGGCGGTTGGGAGATCGCGGGAACCCCCAATGCGGGAACCCCCAATACGGTCTTCCCGGCAGAGAAGACCCTGGCCCTGCGCCGTCAGCAGGTTTCGCGCGGCGAGTTCCAGTACGAAATTGGATCGCAGGGCGCGGTGTCCACTCGGGGGCGTGGCGAAGACATTTCGGTTGTGAGCGTCGTTCACAAAGGCCCGGGGCATTACAGCGCAGAGACGCGACCGCATTTGTTCGCGCGCGGCCGTGATGAGGCTGGGTTCCGTGATGAGGGGGCGATTGCTCTGCCCTCATCCGTCAGCGAGGCGATCAGTTGTTTTGCCCTTGGCTGTTTCGGCAACGCGATGTTCGCCGGAGTTCGTGCGTCGGGTGGTGCGTCTGAGACGGACAAAATATACTATCGCCGGGTTGCGGAGAAGCGGTTCAATCAATCGATAACTTTCTCAACGACCAACGGCAGCGCAACTGTCTCGGCCCAGCTGGCCGCAGGCAAGCACTGGGACGTGCGTCCGGGGGATCATGTTCGCATCTCTGATGTTGGGGCATCGATCAACAACGTCGTTATCAATGCGCTGGCGAATAATGATCTTGGCTATCCGGTTGTAACCCACGACCCGAGCACCCGCACGATCACCTTTGTGGCAACAAACTTTGACATTGGGTTCGCAGCGGAGGCCTCCGGATCGGTAACGCTGACCACACCGGAGGTCGAATTCCGAGAAACAGCCTGGGCGCCCATTCTGACAGTCGAAACAGGGACAAATTACACGCTCCTGCATGGCCTGGAGCTGTTTGTCAGCGGCTCTGATCTTATTGGACAGAGCGGAGTGCACGGTGCCGGCGCGACCGGGTGCGAATTTCTGCGGTTCACCGGCTTATTCGCCTCGGCGGCGTTGTCCGGCACCACCTACACGCTTGGCAGTGAGGCGTCGGAGACGCTGGTGGAGCCTCTGGCTCTGCGGCTCTCGACGGGCGCACAGATCGTCTCGGCGCGCACGCAGGACGGCCGTCAACTATCCCGCAAGCAAGCCGATGAGTGCCTGCAGCAGTTACGACAGCAGGGCGTGGAGGAGATCGCGAGTGATCTGTGCCTGGCGTTGTTCGACATGGACCTGCATGGCACACCAAACGATGGCAGGTCCTTGGAACAGCGATTGGGTGATGCCCGAAATAAACGGTTTAGAATTTTGCAAATCCTTTAAGGCATTGGAAAAAGAAAATTTTGGATATTTTATTTTACTTACCT